CACTAATCTCATGTTTAGATTGACCAGTGTTTGTGTCCCCTGCTGTTGCTACAATATCAGCCAATTGACCGATATCTGCAAAATCAGCACTTCCTGCTGATTGTACTGCAAAAACAATTTGGGGGTCGCTATAAACGTAGGCAGTTACATCAACACTACCTTGTGTTGTTGCACTTGCTGTCCATTGTCTGCTGAAAATCTGTTCTCCAGATGAATTAGGGTAACTGCATCCTGCAAATACGCCTAAAATTCTATCGCCTGCGTCACATTCGTCTATATATCCTGTGCCGAGTAATTTTACACAATCACCGGTAAAAATAGCCGTACTTAAACCACTTGCGATTTTAAATTCTTCTGTTCGAACAGCTCCACCAGTAAGATGTCTTACGGCTTTTAAGCCATTTGGGGCATCAACGTTTGCCATATTTTTCTCCTGTTAAAGTTATGTTATAACCCAATCAGAAAACTTTAGTCTGAATCTTTCTTTTTACCGACAGATACAGAACTACTACGCCTTTGCGTAAGAGGCATTGATGGATGTTGTTCTTTTAAAATATCAGCATCAACGGCACTAGTCTGAGATTTCGTTTTGTTACGATAATACTCTGACTTAGCTTCTGCCATTTCAACTGGTATTTTAGCTAGAACTAAATCACCAGAACCAATTACTCCTGCGTACTTTCCAGTTTCATGCATTGGGACATCGAAATCGGGGTGTTCATCTTTTCTTACGAATTCATACCCTTCACGTTTCCGTTTAGATATGTTTCGAGCGTCATCCTCCCCACCCGCACTCACTCTTAGCCATCTGTATTTTACGCTATCGACATTTGGTTTTGGTGCATCTAAATATGAAGGAGGTGTATAAGTTACTTTTCGTTTCTGATGAGACCTAGATGCAGTCGCTTCAGACGTGGTTTCTTTATTTTTACTAGTCATTTGTGTTCCTCACAAACTTCGCATATTCACTTGGTGGCACACCCAGTTTATTCGCCATTGCGATTTGGCTTTTGGTCAAAGCGACCTTCTTTGGTGCGGATTGGGCACGGGATACTCCCGCTACGACTTGCTTCGGTTTAGCTCTTACTGTTTTAGCAGGAAAAGATTCACCTATTCGCTTATCGAGTTCTGAGTAATAGTCCTCAGTCGAAGGATTATAGCCCTCCATTTTTAATTGTGCGTCTATAGCATAAGCCGCCCCAGTCATAGCCGCATTGTCTCCAAACCATTGATTTGATTGAGCCCACTGAAGTGCTCTAGGGTCTGGTTGTTGTGCGGGTTGTTGCTGTTGTTGAACTGGTTGAGGTGCTTCTACGCTTGGATAATTTGGAACCGGTTGTGGTTCTTTATCAAACAAATGTTTCTGCGTCTCAAGTGTTTTAAGGTCAACTTTAGCATCAGCAATTGATTCTGCGGCATCTAACATTCTGTCAGAGTCACCAGACTCGTAAGCTGATTTATGTTCAAGGCGAGCTTTATCCAAAAGTTTATTAGCCGATTCTAATCTAGTATCGTAATAAGTTTTTTGAAGTTTATCATAATCATTATTAAGGGTACTTTTTTTCTTCAACTCTTCTTCAAGTTGTTGAGTACGACCGTAATATTGATTTCTTTCTTGCTCGTAGACACTTGCCTTTTTGACAAGCTCATCTATTCGTCTCTGAAGTCTAGATTTCTTCTTTGGATTATCTTCCTCTTCTTCATCATCTGAAGATTTGGCTTCAACTTCCTCTGTTTCTTCTTTTTCTTCTTCAACGTCTTCTATCGCTTCTTGAGGTTCTTCCTCAACATCGTCAGTTATCTCTTCTGGCTCTTGGTTGATATTCTCTAAATTTTCTAATGCTTCTTCTGCATTAAAATCTTTGAGTTTCTCTTCCTTGCCTTCTTCGACAACTTGCATCGGCTTTTTGGCCGAAGAACCGTGTACTACTTGCATAGGTATCTCCTAAGAATAAAAAAAGCCACCGGTATAGGTAGCTTTCTTTCATAGCTATAAAGCTACTATTAAATATGAAATAATCAACTTATTTCATTAATATCTGGAACTAATCCCAGAATCTCGTCATCGTTCATAATGCGGAGTTCCGCTTGACCGAATTTAAATCTGTGTCCTGCATACTTACCAAACATAACATACTCACCCTCTTTACACCAAGGAGAAGACATATCATCTCTGTTATATGCATCTTTACCTATTTCAATTACTTTTCCTATAGAGGCAATTGCTCTGTGGTCTTCCACAGACTTACTAGGTAAATAAATTCCCATATTTGTTTTATTGGCAACATCCAATACTTTTATAAGTATTCGGTGTCCCGTTGGCTTGGGATATTTCTTACTTTTTAATTCTATTTCTTCTAACTTAAAAGTTGTGCTACTCATCATCATCCTCAATATGTTTAGAAGACTCTCTTATCAAATCTCTAGCGATTTGCAAACCTCTTAGTTCACCTACAACTTTTGTATAGTTTTCTTGTAATAATTTACCATTTGCAAAGGCATCCTTGCGGTCGGTAATTTCATTTTCAATCTTTGTTGAAACATATTTAATAAATGTAGTTATCTCCACCTATGCCATTCCACCTTTAAAGTATTTCTTAGCAATGGCTCTGGAGTTCATCATTCCGCCACTTCTCTTACCCATGGGTTTAGCTTTATTTTTATATAAAGCACGTCTTGCTTTTTCTGCTTTTATAATTGAAGCATCCTTATCAATTACAGATTTTTTTTGATTTTTCATGTATTGATTAACTGTTTCCATAGATTTTGTTTTATCAAAAATTCTTAAAGATTCATCTAATTGTTTTTGAGTAACCTTACCTTGTGCTACGAGTTCTTGTCCACGCTCCATAATATTAATTCTATTGGCACTCTGAATTCTAGCTAGTGTATCGGGATTAGTTGGTTTAGGTTTTATTTTAACAGCCACTAAAATACACCCTTGAATTTAGTGCCTTTGATTGCCGCTCCTGTACCCCTAGATTTTTTAGATGAAGACTTAGCTCTTTTTTTAACGGCACCGCCTCTTTTAAATCCTGTAACTTTTTTTACAATAGGGCCAAGTACAGGGGATTCACCAGTTACTGAGTATGTTCCTACATCTGCTCCAACTGCAAGTGGTGCTCCAATTTTAGCATACTTTTTAGTTTTTTTAATAACTTTAGCTGATTCTGCTACTTTTTTATCTATAACTGTATCTTTTGCTTCTTGAGCGGCTTTTTTTGCGGCTTCTTTTGCTTCTTTAGGAGGTAAAATTTTTAAAAATTTTTTATAAATTTTTTGAAATATTCCTAAGTCTTTTCCTACTTTTATTGCGGTTTTTGCTACCATCTTATACTCCTATATATATTTTTTTTTCTTTGATTTTTTCATTCTTACAAATCCACTTGATTTATATGGTTTTCTTTTTCGTTGTTTTTTTGCGTGTCCACCTTTTTTAAATCCGGGTAATTGTAATACTGTATTTAAAATATCTAAACCAATATCACCTAATGATGCTAAACCATATGCTGTTCTTTTTGGTTTATCAATTAATAATTGTTTAATCATTTCAATTTGTGTATCTCCACCCGATTCCATATTTAACATTTCTTTTTCAAATTTTGGAGATAATTTCTTTTTTCTTTTTTTTGCTTTTTCTTCTAACTCTGCAATCTTTTCTTTTATTTCACTTGGTAACTTATCAAAGGCATTTGGTTTTTTTTTAGTTACAGGCATACCTGTATTTGGCATAGGGTTAACTCTTGGATTAACATACTGCTGTAGAGTTGATAATCCACTCGGATTGGGTGTAATTGCCCTCTGAGGATTTTGTGTAACTGGTGGTTGATTGGGAAACATTGGATTGTTTCTCATTGGATTATTTATCATTCGATACCTCTATTCATTTGTTGCTTTGCAATCTCACTCATTGTTTTCTCTCTTGCTAGAGATTTATTTGCTCTGGAGCGAAGTGCATCCCTCTTCTCGTTCGACTCAATTCTCTGTTGGTCTAGTGCTATATCAGACTCTGCTTTTGCTCTATCTAACTCTAGTTTAGCTATATCTATTTGTGCGTCAGCCGCTTGATTTTGTTCTTTCATGTCTAACTCACGACCTCTATCTTGAGCCCTCTGCTGAGTATCCATTGCTTTTCTTTGTGCCTCTTGTTCTTTAATCTGAAGGTCTTTCATTGCAATTTGAACTCTTGGGTCTTGCATCTGCTGTTGCTGTTGAGCTTGCTGTTGTTGTTGCTGAGCCGCTTGAGACATCTGCATTCCTGCCTGTGCCTGCATCTTAGCAATTTGATTTTCTGTTTCTATTGGAATTTCTTCGTAGTCTTCGTCTTTGCCCGGATTTGCTCTATCGTACTCTGGAGCCGGTGGTAACTCTGCACCAGTCTGAGCCATAATCATTGCTCTGTATTTATGAGCCATGTGCTCTTGAACGTGTGCCGTTATGTTACCCGCTAGTGCCATTGCAACCTGCTGTGATTGTGGTGTCATTGTTGGGTCTTGCATCATTGACGTGTGTACAGCCATGTGTGCATCGTGGTCTTGCGATGCGAAAGCCTTAACTGGTCTACCATACATCATAGCATAATTTTCTGTTGCGGGGTCTTTTCGTTTTGCTCCTGCCTCTGGTAGAAGCATATCATCAATATTCTTAACATCGAGTGCCTCGTACAATCTCCTGTAGGCTTCCTTCATGTCATGAATTTGTGGAGCCGCCGCCGCCGCTTGCAGTTGTGTCTGTGCAAGTAGAACCCTCTGTGCTGTAGAGAATATGTTCGGGTCGGAAACCGGAACAATATCTATTTTTGCATCAAAATCTTTTTTAAAAATATATCGAGAATCATTCTCTACGCTGTACGGATAGTAGTCTGGTAGATAATCTTTATTAATTCTTGCTAGTATTTTAAATTCTTCTCTCTGTGCTTTGTGTAGTCTCTTGTGAATAGAGGACATAACCTTGATACCCTGCTCTAGTAGAGCAATGGTTGTACCTACAGGTGCATTTGAATTCATGTCACCGGCTTGCATATCAGTTATCGCCGCTAGTCTTCTTCCCTCTTGTGTCATAGACCCAAGAAGAGCAAAGAGTGTTTGTGATGGTTCTTTGAATGGTAGAGGTACGATAGACTTTCTTATGTCATCGCCGTATCCCTCAACATCTCTAAACTCACCAAAACCAACAGGTTGTTCTCCTTCTACCCTCATGCCTCTAGCCTTAAAGCCACCCGGTAAGTTGGAGAACTGCCCTGCATCAACCAAGGAGCGAAGAATGGTTGTTACGGATTTCTGTAAGTTACCAAGTAGGTGGACATAGCCTAAACCATAAAATCCAAATCCCGGTAAAAACTTATAGTGTACAAAGTGTTGTATTCTTTTAAAATTTTCATCGTCATCTAAATAGTTTTGACGAATAGATAAAATTTGTTTTGTTTCTTTACATATGCTGACAATGTGAGGACAAGCAAAATCTTTTTCTTGACCCGGAATATCTATGTCAACGTGCATCTCCAGAATAGTAAATCTTCCATCTTTTTGATAACTTTTTGATGGTGTAATACCCTCTATCTCTTGTATCTTATGTGTAATATCATTGGAGTCATCCTCTTCGGGGTTCATCTCCATATCCACATCCATGTAAAAACCATTTGCCATTCTCTTACGCAATTCGTTTTCTGTGTATCGTAGTATGTGTGTGTATCTGCCAGACGTTCTTAGGTCTGTTGTATTGTAAGATATAACAAAATCAGTAATAGGAATAAATTTTGCGACTGGTCTCTGTAGTGCCTCATCGTAGTATACTTTTTTAAAGCAACTACCAACGATAGGAAGATAGAAAAGCATCTGGTCGAAGTCATCGAAGTATTCCTCCATTGACTCTGTAATCTGATAGTTAAGAAACTCTTTTACTCTGCTTGCCTGTTGAACAACTTCATCCGTTTTATTACCAATAATTTTAGTTTTAACTGGGCCATCAGCAGGAAACAATTCTTTTATTGCCTGTGATTGAAATTGTACTGCACCCTCAATCATCATAGGATGATGTGCTGAACAAGCACCGGGGAAAGGTTTAGTTGCATCTTCTATTTTAAGACCAAGTAAATCCATACCCTTCTTAATTGTTTCTTCGTAATCTTTTCTGCTACTTACGTCAGCCTCGAAGGCATCTAGTAACTCACTAGAAATTTCATTCAACTCCTCATCACTCATGTCTTCGGCAAGGTTATCAGAAACTTCTACAGTTTCCTCCACTGGCTCGCCTTCTGCAATGATTGTGACTTCTGATTCTAGAAGTGGGTCTACAGACCCAAAAGGAGTAACTGCCATTTAAAATGTTCCTTTAAAATATTTTTTTGCAATAGCTCTTGAATTGACTGAGCCACCATTACTTAGATATTGATAATTATAACCTGCTTTACCAAGTGTTGTTGACCTGTTTGGTATTCGTGGTTTGATTTTTTTAGTATAAGGCCCGGCAACATAATCCTCTTTTTTTAATCTTGGACGCCCTTTTGCTGTACCTGTAACTTTTTCACCTGCTTTAGTGTTAGCGGCAGTTTTAGCTTGTTGTTTATCTCCTGCTTTAAAACTTTTTTTCAATCTATTATGACGAACAACAGAAGGTATATTTTTTGCATTTTTGTTAAATACTTCTTTACCTACTTTTGATATGGCATTTGCAATACCTTTAGCAATTGATGGTGCTGATGAAATTATTTTTGATATTAATGCAAGTTTACTCATTTAAAATACGCCTTTAAACTTAGTCCCTCTAATAGCCGCACCCGTTCCTCTAGATTTTTTAGAAGATGATTTAGCACGCTTCTTAACTGCACCACCTTTTTTCATAAATCCCATTTTATTTCTAACCTTTTTAGGTAATTTTTTTAATCCTTTTTTATCTGATGGTACTAATTTTAATGCAATGCCACCCTCAGCCATTTCTAAACCCATGCCTTTTTTACGAGCATTCATCATGCCACCTTCTGCTTTTGATGTTGAACCTTGTCCTGCTTTATAAGCACTCATAAGTTTATCATACATTTTTTTAGGAAATGTTTTTTTTAAACCTTCATAAGCATTTGTTAATGTAGCCTTATCGGGGTTTTTTCCTTTTTCTGCCCCAAACTTAAAGGCATAATCTACTAACCCCGCTAAAGGTAATTTTTTCATTACTTCTAAAGTTAATCTTGGTAATCCCATTTTATACTCCTAATTTTTTCATTTCGTTTGCGAGCTCTTCGGCTCTGTTCTTGGTTTGTTTCGCCCAACGTGAGTCGAGCATCTCAATAGAAGCACTATCATATTTACTTTGTGATAAATTTTTCCACATATTCTTGAACTTACTAACTCCCGTAGCCCCAAGCTGAAATACCATTTCTGTTATTATTTCTTTTGCTTCTTCTTTTATATCAGA